CGACAGGAATGGACGCTGGCGGTGGTAATACCTATGGAGAAAAAATAAAGGAACGATACTTTCGTGCTCTGGTTTTTTAAATGAAAACAGTTCTTATTGTCAACAATAACGGAAAGAAATTATGACATTTCTGAACCAGTTAATGCTGTACTTCTGTACGGTGGTCTGTGTGCTGTATCTCCTTTCGGGTGGGTACAGGGCCATGCGTGACTTCTGGCGCAGACAGATTGACAAAAGGGCCGCTGAGAAAATCAGCGCCAGTCAGTCAGCCGGAAGCAAACCCGAAGAGCCGCTCATTTAGCGGCAACTTTCTTAATCACATCTTTCGACGAGAAAATCCCATGTCAGAAATTACATCCCTGGTCACTGCTGAAGCAGTGAAGGAAGTCCTGCGCTCTGAAGAAGTCCGGAGCGCACTGAAACAGAAACTTCGCCATAACCTGGAAGCGCGTCTTGATGCAGAAGTGGATGCCATTCTGGATGAACTGCTGGGCGCACCGGCAGCTCCGGAGCCGGAAGGCATCGCGGGTGAGGGGAGTGCTTCAGATAGCGGTGACCCCACACCGGACAGCGACATGATGATGTAAGCATGCGTCAGGGACCATCGGTGTGTGCCGGTGGTCTTTTTTATTGTTGTGAGCTTCCGGATTGCGGGAGACGGGGTATGTACCAGATGGAAAAAATCACAACAGGTGTGTCATACACCACGTCAGCGGTGGGAACGGGCTACTGGTTCCTGCAGTTGCTGGACAGGGTTTCCCCGTCTCAGTGGGCGGCAATAGGCGTGCTGGGGAGTCTGCTGTTTGGGCTGCTGACATATCTGACGAACCTGTATTTCAAGATTAAAGAAGACCGGCGTAAGGCGGCACGGGGAGAGTAAGCTGATGAGCAGGAAACTCCGCTATGGTTTATCGGCTGCCGTTCTGGCGCTGATTGCCGCAGGTGCTTCTGCGCCTGAAATCCTCGACCAGTTTCTGGATGAAAAGGAAGGTAACCACACCACAGCATACCGTGATGGTGCGGGTATCTGGACCATCTGCCGTGGAGCCACCCGGGTGGATGGTAAGCCTGTTATTCCTGGCATGAAGCTGTCGAAGGAAAAATGCGACCGGGTTAACGCCATTGAGCGTGATAAGGCGCTGGCATGGGTGGAGAAAAACATTAAAGTGCCGCTGACCGAACCCCAGAAAGCGGGGATCGCGTCATTCTGTCCGTACAACATTGGTCCCGGTAAGTGTTTCCCGTCGACGTTTTACAGACGAATTAATGCAGGTGATCGAAAAGGTGCCTGCGAAGCTATTCGCTGGTGGATTAAGGACGGTGGCAGAGACTGCGTATTCGTTCAAACAACTGTTACGGTCAGGTATCCCGTCGTGACCAGGAGAGCGCGCTGGCGTGCTGGGGAATCGACAGATAAGAAGAATATTTTGCTGAAAAATGAGGTTTGCTTACATGGACGGATAACACGAAATCCTGCAAATTGGCAAAATGTAAGTGAATAAAGTCAAAACAGTTGTTTAACACTCAGGCACCGTAATGATGCCTTTGTCATTTCTGCGCATCTCACGCGCATCTCACAACACAGAACCTTTCAGGATGACCCTTGAGGATACCGGTTTGGCTGTCGGTGCCTTTCTGTGGGCTGGATTCCTGTGAGACAAGGTTCATCACTAAAAGGAAATAACCGATGAATATGATGGCCGTGCCGTTTCACGGCAACTCTCTTTATGTAGTTAACCATAATGGCGAACCATACGTTCCCATGAAACCTGTCGTTGCGGGGATGGGGCTGGCCTGGCAATCACAGTTGGCTAAGTTAAGACAGCGTTTTGCGTCAACTATAACGGAAATCGTTATGGTTGCTGAGGATGGGAAACAACGCAATATGGTGTCCATGCCACTTCGAAAACTTGCCGGCTGGCTACAAACCATTAATCCCAACAAAGTAAAACCCGAAATCCGCGATAAGGTCATCCGGTATCAGGAAGAGTGCGACGATGTTCTTTACGAGTACTGGACGAAGGGTTTTGTCGTTAATCCCCGTAAAATGAGCGTGATGGAAGAACTCAACCAGGCTTGTGCTGACATGAAACGGGATAAAAACATTGCCAGTGTGTTTGCTACCGGGCTGAATGAGTGGAAACAGGTTAAAGCCGCGCATGTATCAAAAATCCGTACGCTGGTAAATGAAGCGAATATGCTGATTGATTTTGTCCTGGCTGATACAGGCAAAGGGAAAATAACAAAGGCGGATTGATGGGGTGGCTAATGATATCAGATAAACTCATAACGCTGGTGAAGAGCCTCTGTGTACTTGTCGGCATTTCATTTTTAGTCATGCTGGTTGCCATTTTCTTTTCCACCGCCTGGCGAGTCCTGACGTTATCGGGACTGGTGGGGTGAAAGAGAGATGAACCGTGTTCTGTGTGTGGTGATTATTGTCCTGGCGGTTGGCTATGGTGCGCTGTGGCTGGCAACAAACCATTACCGTGACAACGCGCTCACCTACAAAGCGCAGCGCGATAAAAAAGCCAGAGAGCTGGAACAGGCGAATGCCACCATTACTGACATGCAGGTGCGCCAGCGTGATGTTGCTGCGCTCGATGCAAAATACTCGAGGGAGTTAGCCGATGCGAGAGCTGAAAATGAAACTCTGCGTGCTGATGTTGCCGCTGGTCGTAAGCGCCTGCGGATCAACGCCACCTGCTCCGGTACCGTGCGTGAAGCCACCGGCACCTCCGGCGTGGATAATGCAACCGGCCCCCGACTGGCAGACACCGCTGAACGGGATTATTTCATCCTCAGAGAACGGTTGATGACAATGCAGAAGCAGCTGGAAGGGGCACAGGACTATATCCGCACTCAGTGCCTGAACTAAGTTTTGCTGATGCGCCGTATCGTCACCGTATTCCTGCATTAACAGAGACCGCAGCCAGACAGGGAGACTCCTCTGCGAGAGTGTGCGGGGATAATCAAAAACGATACACACCGGGGTTTACCGCGTTAACGGAGCGCGGTGTTGTCCCCTCATAGTCGCCAGTCCGGTGCGATGGTGGAAGAAACTGGATTTTGTTGCAAATGATAACCATTATCATTTTTGCGGGTCCTCCTGGTGGGGTGGGCCTGAACACGGGGCGGGCGGGCGCGGAAAAAGGCGCATTTTTGTGATTTTATCGTCATCATCATCATGATGGTAACTTGTTGTTTTTAATGCTGTTAGTATTAAAAAGATGATGATTGTGGTTGTTTTTTGTTCGACATCTTTATATGGCGGCATTTCTTTACAAAAAAACAGAGTCACTTCTGTTCTGCGGTTTATGTGGAGGGATGTAAATGGACGGCGAGCTGAAAAATATGAAGTTAAATATTAATCAACTGGCAGCCCTTTCAGGTCTGCACCGGCAGACTGTTGCCGCCAGAATGGCGGATGTTCCTCTTGCACCAGGCAGTAATGAAAAGAAAAAACTGTATCTCCTGACGGATTTGATAACTTCGTTGCTGGAAAAACCACCATCTTCCGAAGATGAGGATATGGATCCTCACGCTCGTAAGGCATGGTATCAGTCCGAGCGCGAGCGTCTTAAATTTCAGCATGAAACTGTTCAGCTTGTGCCAGTCAGTGATGTCAGGCGGTCCTTTTCTGTCGTGGTGAAAGCGATAGTTCAGGTACTGGAAACCTGGCCTGACCGGCTGGAGAGGGACAGGGGGTGGACTGCATCACAACTGAATGAAGTACAGATTGTGGTTGATGAGATCCGCGACACACTGGAAAAGGCAGTCATTGACTGTTGTGATGAGGCCGATATGTGAATCAGGTGAACGAGAGCCATAGCCGCGCATCCGATATCTGGCGCGAAGTGGCCTCGCTGTTTCGCCCACCCAGCCGGTTACCAGTAGCGGAAGCCATCAGGCGTTATATGCGGGTTCCACGGGGAGCCAATACTTCCGGTCCGTGGGAGTCATCGCTGACGCCCTATATGATTGACCCCATTAATACATTATCAGCCCGTGAATATGACGCGGTGGTGTTTGTGGGACCTGCGCGAACCGGGAAAACCGAAGGGCTGATTGATGGCTGGATTGTGTACGGCATCATCTGTGATCCGGCGGATATGCTGGTGGTGCAGATGACTGAGACGAAGGCGCGTGAGCATTCCAGAACGCGTCTTTCCAGGACGTTTCGCCACAGTCCGGAGGTCAGCAAGCGCCTCAGTCCTTCCCGTAATGACAACAACGTCCACGATAAAATGTTTCTTGACGGCTCCTTCCTGAAGATTGGCTGGCCGTCGATCACCGTCTTTTCCTCTTCGGATTACCGTCGTGTGGCGCTGACGGATTATGACCGTTTCCCTGAAAATGTGGACGGGGAAGGGGATGCCTTCACGCTGGCCTCAAAGCGTACCACCACCTTTATGTCCTCGGGGATGACCCTGGTCGAGAGTTCACCGGGGCGGGATATCACCGATACCAAATGGCGTTGTGGTGGCGCACATGAGGCACCGCCAACAACGGGGATCCTGTCACTGTATAACCGGGGAGACCGCCGCCGGTGGTACTGGCCGTGTCCGCACTGCGGGGAATATTTTCAGCCGGTGATGGATAACATGACCGGATACCGGAATAACCCGGATTTTGTGGCTGCCGGTCAGGCTGCCCGTCTGATGTGTCCGCATTGTCGCGGGCTGATTGCCCCTGAGCAGAAACGCGAACTGAATAACCAGGGGATCTGGCTTCGTGAAGGTGAACGGGCGGCGGCGGACGGCAGTATCACCGGAACGCCACGAAACTCCCGGATTGCGTCATTTTGGATGGAGGGGCCAGCTGCGGCGTTTCAGACCTGGGAACAACTGATTTTTAAACTGCTGGCGGCAGAAGAAGAGTATGAGCGAACCGGCAGTGAAGAGACCCTGAAAGCGGTGGTGAACACCGATATCGGACGACCCTATCTGCCCCGTTCAGCCACGGAACAGCGTAAAAGTGAACTGCTTGAACAGCGTGCCGAGCCGTTTCCCCGGCGATCTGTGCCGGATGGTGTGCGTTTTATTGAGGCAACGGTTGACGTACAGGGCGGTAAAAATCGCCGTTTTGTTGTGCAGATCACCGGATACGGAGAGCAGGGGGAACGCTGGATTGTTGATCGCTACAACATCCGGCATTCACTGCGCTGCAGTCCCAACGGTGAAAGTCTGCCGGTTGATCCGGCGGCATATCCGGAGGACTGGGATTTGTTGCTGACGGATGTGTTCCATAAAACATGGCCGCTGGCTTCTGATCCGGATGTGCGCATGCGTCTGATGGCCATGGCGGTGGATACGGGAGGGGAAGCCGGGGTGACAGATAACGCCTATCGTTTCTGGCGTCGTTGCCGGAGTGACGGACTGGGCAACAGGGTGTTTCTGTTCAAGGGGGATGGACTTCGCCGTGACAGGCTGATTAACCGAACCTTCCCGGATAATACCGGCAGAAGTGCCCGCCGTGCCAGAGCCAGTGGCGATGTCGCGCTGTGGCTGGTTCAGACGGATGCGTTTAAGGATCGTGTAAATAATGCCCTGTGGCGTGACACACCAGGGCCGAACTATATCCACTTTCCCGACTGGCTGGGGCGGTGGTTTTACGATGAGCTGACCTATGAAGAGCGCGGCAGTGACGGAAAATGGCGAAAACCGGGCAGGGGCGCTAACGAAGCGTTTGACCTGCTGGTTTATGCGGATGCGCTTGCCGTTCTGCATGGTTACGAAAAGATCCGCTGGCCCTCCGCACCGGACTGGGCACAGCGGGAAACGTGGCTCGTCTTCCCGCAGGAGCGTTCTGGTGAAACGGTATCCCCGGAACTGACGGCCGGGGCAGAAAAACGCCGTCGCCGGAAGAAAAAACTGCGGACGGAGCGTGCGGAAGATAATCCATGGATAACATCAGGAGGCTGGTTGTGAGCACAGAAGAAGCCAGAGAAATGATACAGCGGTACCGTGAAGCGGAAATGGCCGTACTGGAGGGAAAGTCTGTCATCTTCAACGGGCAGCAACTGACGCTGGAAAGCCTTTCTCAGATCCGCGCCGGACGTCAGGAGTGGGAACGCAGGCTTGCCGCGATGGTGAGCCGCAGGCGGGGAAAACCGGGATTTAAACTGGCGAGGTTTTAATGGCAATTATTGATGATGTGATCGGCGTGTTTTCCCCCGGGTGGAAAGCAGCCAGACTGCGTTCAAGGGCGTTAATCATGGCCTATGAGGCGGTGAAACCGACCCGGACACATAAAGCCCGGCGGGAAAATCGCTCTGCTGATCAGCTCAGTAAATACGGTGCGGTTTCCCTGCGGGAGCAGGCCCGTTTTCTGGATATCAATCATGACCTGGTGATTGGTGTGTTTGACAAGCTGGAAGAGCGGGTGATTGGTGCCAGGGGAATTATTGTGGAGCCTCAGCCATTACGAAAAAACGGGGAAATGGCGGCTGAGCTGGCTGCGGATATCCGCCGTTTGTGGGCTGAATGGTCCGTGAGTCCGGATGTGACAGGGCAGTATACCCGTCCTGTGCTTGAACGTTTACTGCTGCGGACCTGGCTGCGGGATGGTGAAGTGTTTGCGCAGATGGTCAGTGGTGCGGGAAACGGTCTGGAACGGACGGCGGGAGTGCCATTCTGGCTTGAGGCGATGGAGCCGGATTTTGTTCCCATGCGCACTGATGAATCCGCCGGACTGAATCAGGGGGTTTTTCTTGATGAGTGGGGAAGACCGAAAAAATATCTGGTTTATAAAAATTATCCGGTCAGCGGCCGGCAGAGTGATACGAAAGAAATCGCTGCCGGAAAAATGATCCACCTGAAGTTCACTCGTCGTCTGCATCAGACGCGAGGCTCATCCATGTTATCGGGGGTGCTGATGCGGATCAGTGCCCTTAAGGAGTATGAGGATGCGGAACTGACAGCGGCGCGTATTGCTGCGGCGCTGGGACTGTATATCCGTAAAGGTGACGGACAGGACTATGAAGATCCGGGGATCAAAGAGACCGAGCGGGAAGTCCATATCACCCCGGGTATTATTTATGACGATTTGCGCAAGGGCGAGGATATCGGCATGGTCAAATCTGACCGTCCCAATCCCAACCTTGAAACTTTCCGCAACGGCCAGTTGCGTGCAGTGGCAGCAGGCAGTCGTCTGAGTTTTTCCAGTGCGGCGCGTAACTATAACGGCACCTACAGCGCCCAGCGGCAGGAGCTGGTCGAGTCCACGGATGGTTACCTGATCCTGCAGGACTGTTTTATTGGCGCGGTAACCCGCCCGGTGTACCGGACATGGCTGAATATGGTGGTTGCGGCAGGTCTGCTGAAAATTCCGGCGGATGTGGAGATGAAAACGCTATATAACGCGACGTATTCCGGTCCGGTGATGCCGTGGATCGACCCGGTTAAGGAAGCTGAAGCCTGGAGAATTCAGATCCGGGGTGGTGCAGCGACAGAATCTGACTGGGTGCGTGCCGGTGGGCGCAATCCGGATGAGGTCAACGTCGCCGCAAGGCTGAAATTGATGAAACAGCAGACTGGGGCTGGTCTTTGATACTGACCCCGTCA